GCCAGCGGCTAAAAGCGTATGCCAAGCATCATCATTAATCTTCTTGACAAAAGAAGCTTCTAGCACCTGCATAGCACGACCGACGATATCCCAACGGGCGTCTCGTGCATATTTCAGCAAGTAGTCGATGGACGAACCAATGTCAAAGGTAGGAACCATGACATAATCGCCTTCAACGTTACGTTCCGGAATACGCCCGTGATTAGGGAGCGTATACGCTACAAAGTCTTTTTCAGTTCCGGGGGCCAAGAAATCCAGTGGAAATTCTGGCGCTGTTCCGGGTGCCAAAGACACTCTTTCAAAAATTCCGCCAGTGATGTCACCATTCATGACACCCATGCGAATAGGTTGCTGTAAAGCCACAGCCAAATCATGCTGTGCCGACAAGGCAACTTCTCGCTGAGCGGAACCCGAACGACGCAAGAGGTCATTCATCTCTACTGTGGGTTTTATTGCATTACTCATAAGATTTAAGTCTCCTTGTTTATTAAGCGCTAGCGTGACTAACGTTTGGATTAGGTAGGTTGATAGCAACCTTGTAGTAGCTATCCTCATCAGCCTTAGACAAGAACGTTCCAACTGGTGCGTTATCAAGATTCTTGCCATAAGTACCTTGTCCAGCGGCACCGCCTGCTTGCTGATCGGTAATATTGCCGTTAGCACCAAGATAAGCCGGAGTACCAGCCGTAATAGTACCTACAGCAGTAACACTATTAGTTACTACCCATCCCTGTGTTAGAACTGTGACCTTGCCACCCTTCTGAACTTCGTTCTTGTGAAAGTTGATATGTTGACGAGTTTGGTCAATATCAACAACGTCATTTAGTAGTACGCCGAGCGGAATCTTTCCTGATGCATCAGCCGCATATGCAACTACAGCATCACCTTGATCCAGAGCTACGCCACTACCGCTAGTACTCATAGACACAACGCCTCCGCGAGTTGCAGTTGCAGTCGCAAAGAAAGAAATATCTGTGGCACCTTCGTATCTGTCGCCTTTAAGAGCCATGGTAAATTACCTCCATTAAAATTATCGGTGAATTGTCTTATCGAGATAGTCGGCCAAGACACCCATCATTTCGGCGTGTTCGTCTGCAACTGTTTCACCAGCAGCAGCTAAACTAGCTTCTTCGGAGGCTTCGGCTTCTTCTAAGACTTCTTCTTCTGCAATTGCTTCAGCTGGATCAGTCTCTGAATCTTCGTCTGCTTCTTCAGCTTCAACGGATTGTTCAGTTTCTTCTACAGCATCCTCTACGTCCGCAACCACCTTAGTTTCAAAGATCTTTACAATCTCTTCGAATTGCTCATCATTAAGATTTGCAAACTTGGCGACCGCTTCCTCAGCAGCTTCTTTTTCTACTCCGGCTTCCACCAAAACAGAAATTCTTGAAGCCACCAAAATTTCTTGGCGAATTGTGCTCAATTCGTCGGAAACTTTATCATAGGCTTCTTTGGATTCGGACAGTTGTTGTTCGAGTGCTTCATTCGCTGACAGGAGATCATTATAAGCATCCTGTTTGGCTTTAGAAGCCTCTTCTACTGCCTGAATCTTTTCGTCTCGTGAAGCAATCTCAGCTTCCAAGCTAGAAAACTTGGCCTGTACTTTTGCTTCATCCATTTCTTTGAGTCGCTTACGCAACTCTGCAACTTCAAGTTGCAAAGATTCATGATTTTCAGACATTGAATCGTTCTCCTTGTTAAGTATTGAAGAATACGTATTCTCAATATCAATTGAGCTTATAGCTTCAGCTTCTGCCGCAGCGAAAGAATTGATATCATTAAAAACAAACACGCTTTCAGGGTTGGCTGGTTTTCTAACCAAGCCTTTCCCGCTAAAAGTAATGTTCTTAATTAATCTACCAACTTTATAATCTTGATAATTTCCATCGCCACCGTAGGCTCTAAGATGCTTAGTAAGAAACGCACTTTCTTCGCTTCTTGCAATCACCTTATTCTTGCCTTCCGGGGTGACTAGAGCATAGTCAAAATCGTTGAATAGGGCTTCCATTGATACAAACCACTCGCCTTTAGCAATTCCATCTATAATACCAGCCATTCTTTGTTCTAGCTCCTGATCCCTACTGCCAACATGCTTATAAAGCACGCCGCTAGTAAGGATGTGGAATTTTTCTGGTAGACTGTCGAAAGAAGAATCGTCAGCAATTAAGCCTCCCGAATCATCAACAACCTGATTCCCAGTTATATGTCCTATGATATCTGCTGGATTATGTTCGTAATTGAACGGTTTGTCCTCCGGTGTTGTTCGGGCAGACCAAATTTCAGATCTGTCAAACACATCGTCGTTTTTATTCCATCCGGTCGAAACCAAGATGGTATTTACATAATGTAAATCAAACTGACCATCGTTAGTAGCAAAGGCTGTATCTAAGTTTGATCGGTTAGCTAAAGCAGATGCGTTAACTTGAGACTCCAGTGGAGTATCTAAAATAACGCTAGCAAGAGATAGGGAATTATTCTCGGACAATAGCCCTTGAATACCATCACTTATTTCTGCTGCATAGATTTTCATCATATTTGTTTCTCCGTATAAAAACGCTCATTATAAAATACACCACAAATTTCTAAAATCAACTTTTAAGCGTTGAGTACACCACAACCTGTATGTCTCTAAGCTCGTCAATAGACAAATTACGACCTGTTTTAGATCTAAAGTCAGAAGATAAAGATGAGTACAGGCTAAGAAATTCACGGGAAATGGCGGTTGGATTATTGATATGAACTCTTATAGTTTCTTCATTAATATCAGAGTAAGGGTCAATCGAACACAGAAGGGCAAACTTGAAACTTTCTAGCTGCTCTGTCTGCTTTGCTGAAAGGCTTCTTAGATTCTTTTTACCAAAGTGTTCTAACATGGCTGGAGATACTATACTAGATATAGCTTGCTGAGCAGCTTTAGCCCACACACTCTTTGAGCTGAAGTCCTTTAACTCCTCTGCCGATGTTCTGGGTTTGACCGTCTTCTGCGATCTCTTTTCTTGGTCTTTGGAGTTTTTAGGCCTTCCCTGTTGGGGCTCCCCTTTGTCTGGCGACGACGGAAATCTTCTATTAGACATATCTTTCATATCTTCCTGTGGGGTTGTCTCTCCCTCTTTTCTCTCATCAAGATCTAACCCAACCTCACTAGGGGTAACAATACCTTTTTGTAAGGCTATCTTTCCTAGCTCGTGATCCTTCTCTGGGTTGTGCCAAGGTCCAGCTTGTTGCTCCATGTTATTATTATGCCTAGCCCTTCTTTCTCTCTTTTGTCTCAATTTTTCTACTTCCGGTATTTCTCCAAATCTTTCCTGTATAGTTTCATAGCTAATAATGCCACGGTCAACCAGCTGTATTAAGAGAGACTTCTCCGCAGATTCGTCGGATAGAACCATCCTGTCAAACATAATCTTAGCTGGAAGGCGAAAACCCATCGCTTTTTGAACAATCTGTATTTCTTGCTCCCAAAAGGATCTTAATAAGCTCCTCCCATACTCTAGTCTCTGCACGAGAGTCTTAAGGGATATGTAATTATTAGTAAATCCACTTGACGTTGCAGCACCCGTCAGTGTTGGAGGAACCCCCAGACCAGCGTATATATTATTTAAAACTGGTTCATACTTCGTTGATCCTAAGAACTGATGAACGTTAGTTCCAGATTCCTTAAAGTCTAGCTCAGGGCCCCAGATCAAATCAAAAGATCCTCCTCCGGGGTTACTCATTAAAATGTCTGCCAGCTTTTGAACTGCCGCATCAGTTGGAAATATTTCGTGTTCTAGGCTTCCAAGCCTCCAGAGCCTAACCTGAGATATGGCCCCATCCAGAGCAGCGAGATCTGCGAGCCTCATCTTTTCCAGCAAGATTAAGTCGTCTAATATGGCATATATCATGGGATCTGCCCATGTCTGCCAATCGTCTTTCTTGTAAAAATACGCACTTATTTTATCGGGGTCTAGTAAGACCATTCCTTTGCCAGCTTTAGCAGCTTCTACTACATCTCGCGGAAGCTCTGAAACAATCTGCTTTTCAATATCATCTTTGGGGTTTGTTATCTTTCTTCTTAAAGACGTGGGTATTTTTAAGCCGAAGTTCTGTTTGCCTGTAAAGGTTGCTAAGTCTCCCCCCAATAATTCTAGCGTCATCGGATTTAGAAAATCATAATTTCCCGGAATAACCTTCTTGAGGATAGCGGGGCCTTTGGGAAGCTCCATGTCTGGAGAAACTTCTGCAATAGACTGGTATTCTTTGATTGCTTTCACATTTATTTTTAGAGAGGATCTTTTAGTTACAACATTTCCTGTCCTGTAAAGCATATTCAGAAATCTCTCAGAAACATTACCCCCTCCCACTCGCTTGAACCAGCCCCTATAAAACTTTTGTATTCGAGCATTTGGGTGAACCAAGTGAACACCCTGAGCCCCAAAGTCAGACATTAAATCTATTACATTTCTTATTAAGCCAACCTTTCTATAGGCCTGCATACAAAAGGATATTATTTCTTTCTTCTTCTTTGGTATAGCTTCATCTGGTCTGAAGTATTCATAGTCGCTACGACTAAAGCTGTCTCTGACAGATATATTTGTATCTATATCTTTAAACCGCTCTCTTCCAGCAGAAGCTTTGTGTATCTGCTGATAGTCCGCAAGAGGAACGCCACTATCTGAAGACTTGTTCCATGTCACAAATGCCGCTTCGGTTCTCTTGGGTCTATTCGGTCTACTGGGCTCACCTTCTGGTCGTTTTGAGACAGACATTTTTATTCCTCTTTATAATTGAATTGCAATAGTAATGCATTATAATTATAATACAC